GTGTAATTGGGTCAAATAGGGTAAACGTTACGTTATTCCATACTGTTTTACCTTTAACTTTACGTTGAACATTAATATGATTTAATTCAACAACACCTTGTGTTAGAGATACAGCACTTATACCTTTAACCATGAATGTTGGAAAACCATCCATATACATGATAAACCTATTCGTTTGTTTTGGCTCAAACGCTGTGAAAAATATTTCGTTGGGATCTAATACTGCCATTTTACTGTTTCTATTTTATTATAAATATTTAGGCTTCCTACTTTTACGCTGGGAATGTTGCTCCCGTTGGTAATACATTAAAGTCTAAGATTATGAATTCAGCAGTTTTAGTTGGTTGGAGGAAAATTTGTCCTACCATTTGATTTCTATCAATCACGTCTGGGGTGTTGTTAGAATCATCCATTACTACTTTAAACGCATATAAACCTTGTCTTTGTTGAACACTTTCTAAGTAAGGATTTACTTGAGCTAAGAAATTATTTCTAGTAGCTGCTGTGTTTTGTTCAAATACTAAAGTTTGTGAAATTTGACCTATGTATGATTTAAGAGCGATTAATAATCTTCTTACATTTACTCTATCTAAAGCAGAAGCTTGAGTTTGTAGAGTTTTCTGACCGTATACTACAGTTCCAACACCTGGGAATGAGGCAATTGGGTTAACTTTAGCGTTGTATAAAGTATCTCTGTTAGATTGAGATAATTTTCTTTCTGGTCTAATTACTGTAGATAAACCACCTCTATTAATACCTGCCGGAGCGAACCATGGTTCAGAGCTATTGTCGTTAAACGCGTAAACCCCAGGAATCATTGTCGAAGCTGGTACCCATACGTTATCACCTGTATCTGGATCTGAGGTTTGTAACCAAGGCCAGTACATAGCACCGTATGATGAGTTAATTGTTCCTGCTTCTTCAACTGGGCTATCTGTACCAGTAATTGATTTACCATAAATTGCTGGGTCAATAATATAAATAGCGTCACCTCTGCTTTGGATATTATTAATAGCAGTTGTAATAGCACTAGAATGACCCGAAACTCCTCTAATTAAACCAGGTGTAGTAAATACATTAAACTGGTAATCGTCTTGATTAGCTAGTAAGTTTAACATATTAGTATAATCACTGCCAATCAAACCTTGAGTTACAGTACTAATATTTTGATACATATTATTAGCACTTGTAGCGTTAATAACAGTACCTGTACCTCCTCTAAAGGCTCCACCAATAGAACCTGAACCAAAAGCTGGGATTTTTCCTGTAAATTCTGTTTTAGCTACACCAGCATTATCAAAATAATTAGGAGTTTTAGATGTTACAGATTTTACTCTTACGTATCTAGAAGCATTAGGATATGAACCTGAAGCTATTTTTACGTAATTTTCAGTAGAATCATAAGCATATTTGTAATCACCAATTACTCTAGCAACGTAATTATCTTGGGTAGGATCTAATGATAAACCTGTAAAGGATTCTAATACAACTTTATTGTTTGTATTATCATTTCCTCTTCTAATTAATAAATCAAAGGTACCTTGAGCTGATGAAGAAGCTGCTATTTCCCATCTAATATTATCAGCACTACCTGAGGTTAAAGCTCCATTAGATAATTGAGATCCAGAGTTATTAAAAATAACACCTTTATCAATGGCTTCTAATGTAAATGCGATATCACTATCATCAGAACATGAAATATTAGATTCAGCATAACCCCAACCTGAAGAGCCTGACACTACACGTGTTACTAATAATGTGTTACCTCCATTTTGGAAGTAGTTATAAGCTTGAATTGAAGTTAAAAATGAAAATTCTTCACTAGCACTTAAAAAAGTTGTACCAAAACGATTTTGATAATCTGAGTATGAAGTAACGACTGTAGGTATTTCTACAGGTCCTTTGACTGTGGGACCCACTACAGCAGCCCCTACTTGTACAGGCTGTTGTGTGATAAAGGATTGATCATTTTCCCTTTGTAATACACCCGGTGAAATTAAAGTTTCTGCCATTGCTAAATTAATTGAATGTTTTATTATAAATATTTAAAAAAACCTCAAAAATTAGCTATTTTTAATAAACTCCCCAGAATCTAAATCAATAGAACCTTCTCCATACTTATCTTGGAGATTTTGAGCTACTGAACTACGTTGTTTAGATAACTCTTTAGATTTATCGATAATAAATTGTTTTTGAGTAGTTAAATTTAAAATTTGGTATTCAATTTGTCCAAGTTGAGATATTACTTCACTTTCTTTTTCTTGAATACTTTTTAATTCACTAATTTCTTCCTTGCTTAGAAATGTTTTTTCCATGTTATAAATATTAAATTATTTTTTGCTAGTTAATCGTTTTTTAATAGCTTTAAATACTTGATTTGGATGAATTGATTTTTGACAAATATGTTGTAATTCAGTATCTTTATGGATAGGACACCAATTCCAATCTCCAGCATCAAACATAAAGTTTTTATTATTCCAACAAGGAAAACAAGAATCACTTGATATACGAGTAACATTAGTAGTAAACTCATGATCTTTTTTGCTAAAACCACTGATCATAAATGAATGTTTACCCATAGCCCAATTAAACCAAGAAATTCCTGAGCTGAGTCCAATGAAGGCTTCAGCATGGTATAAATAGTTGTAGGTTTCTTCCCATGATAACTTAGGTCTATCTATAATACCTGCTCCTTTAAATCCTTCATATGATACACTAACTACTTTATATCCTAAATTATTTAAAAGTTTAGCTAAAACAAACCAATTTTGGTAAGGCCATTCTTTACATCCAGCTGTAGAACGTGGGGCTATACAAACATATTTTTCTCTTAAAGGGCGTTTACTATGAGTAAAATTAACTCCGTGGTTTTGTTCTTTCCAATCTAATCCTAAAATATCAGTAGCTGTTGCTTGCATAGGAATAGTATTACATTTTCTAGGGTTTTTATTACCTTCATCCCATTCTCCTTTTTCATTTTTAAACCACCCTACTTTATAATGAGCTACACAAGCTGTGCCTACTCCAGGTTTTATAAATTCTATATCTTTATATGCTTCTAAACCTTTAAACCATTCATTATGGAATGTAGATAATACTACTTTACATTTGTATTTTTTAGCAAATTCTATAGCATAAGGAGACCAACCAATAGTATCACCAATAGATTTAGACTCTAAGGAAATTAATACTCTTTGATTTTCTATATTTAGCCTATCAATTTCTTTACCATTTACTCTAATAATCCAAGGAATATAATATTCTTTACTACAAGTAGTCCACATATTATTAGTAATGGTATCACTAAATATCACTTCATTAGTATTCCCATTTATAAATTCTACTTTATAAGATTTAGAAACATTTCCTAAAATTTCTACTTTAGGAGTATTTATATAACTTATTTTAATTTGATTGGTATCTTCAGGTTCTTTATAATTATCCATAAAGTTTTGAAGAGTTTCAGCACCAATTTTTCCAATACGTTCCCAATTAAAATCACGATGGATTAATTTAGCTTCTTCAATAGCACGTTTTTTATGATCTGTATAGTTTTCATAAGCATCGCGCATTACACGAGCTAAATCATTAAAGTCTGGTTCTGGGTAATCACCAGGAAGATCACTCATTTTGTAACGAGCGTAAGTAGCACTATTAGCAGGTTTTAAACCTATAGTTTTTACAGGTAAACCTTTACCTTTAGCAAATTCCATTTGGGCTGAATCTGCTGAGTATATTGATGGGGTACCACAAGCCATAGCCTCAATTAAGGGTAAATTCCATCCTTCACTACGAGCACAAGACAAAAATACATGACCATTTTTTAGATATGTAATATAGTCTTCACGAGAAGGAAAATGTTTAATTTTTAAACGTTCATCGGTAAACCCATAATATTCTAAACGTTCTTCAGTAGTTTCAAAACCATCCATATCTTTACCCCACATATTATCAATAGATAATATTAAATCTACAGGTTCAGAAGGATCAAAAGTACTAAGAAAAGTTTCAATCATTTCTTTAGTAGATTTTCTGTAATCCCAACGACCAAATAATATAAATTTAAATCTACCATCTATATAATCTAATTTAGTAACTGGGTCTTCTGGGAAGAATGTTTTGGTGTCTACTCCTTCAGGTACTACTTTTACTTTATTAGGATCAGCTCCTTGATCAATAGTACATTGAGCTTGCCATTGAGATGGAACCCAAATTTCATCATATTCTAATAATTTTTTAAAGAAATTTTCAGGTTGTCTAGTAGATTCCCAAACATTGTATGCGATTTTAGGACCTACGTAAGATTGATAATAATAATGATGATTAGTTTCATTTAAAACTAAATTAATATTATGTTCAAATTCATTAGGATATTTTGTATAAATAGGACGATCTACTAATTTACCATCATTATCCCATACAGTTTGATTTACTAATAATTTTTTATCAATATCATTTAAATATGATTCACCATTATGAGGTTCATCTGAAAGACCTGCCCAAGATTTACCTACTGTAAAATTACGGAATTTTACTGGTAGGTGTTTTTGGAGTTCTCTATAAAAATCTCTAGTGTGATTATTATAACCTGTAGTGCCTATGTAGGTACCGTGTGCATAAATTTTTGGTTCTTTCATATTATCTCATTATATGACACCCACAATCAATACCTCGTTCACCATTAAAACCATGGTACATAGGTTTGAGGGGTATGTTTTTATTTTTTATGTGTTGTAATAAAAGGGTTTCATTTATAAAAATGTCATTATTCCCATCTCTGTATTCAGGATTATAGA